AAAGCAATATGCGCTATTTCTGTTTGCTTGTTTATGCCGTTTAAGACCGATTGAGGCGTACCAAACACGATTTGACCGGATGAGTCCTTGCTGTCTAATGCCGCACAATAGACGGATGGATTTCCGCCTTGTTCTTTGAATGTGGCGGCATTGCTGCGTGCTAATTCAGCGTTATTGACTAGGCATAATGCGCGTTTATTCGCTTGTTGTATCGTGATCAGGATATCAGCAAGCATCAAGCTTTTGCCAGCCCCTACTGATGCCATTAACAATACAGGATGATCATTTAACTTTAGGGCATCCCAGCACTCGTTTACGGCTGTTTGTTGGTAGTGGCGTAGTTGTTTTTTCATTTAGTGATACATGAACCAGATTTATCACAATATATTAGAACATAATCTTTCTTAATAATTTGGCTAAAACAAACGGAGTCTGCCGCATAGTCTCTATCTGCATTTGTTGACCAGTACTCTCTATAAAACTGATGGGCTGCTTCAATGCATTTTTCTTTATCTTCCAAGTATTCAATATGCTCCTTGTAGTGTCCGCTATAAAAAGGCATCGCAACAACTAAAACCCATACACCTGGTGTGCTCATTCTTTTTCGCCCCTCAAAGATTCCCAATGTTTTATCTGCGCGTCAATCAATGTTTCACGTGAAACATATAAATCATTTTCTGCTATGCGGCCTATATTAGTGAAATACATGTATGTATCACCCTCAAGCTTCACTGAGATAGAAGTTAACTTTTTTATCTCATCCCCAGCTTTAAAGTATAAAGGCTGAGTGATATCAAATTTTGGTTTATTGCCCATGACACTCCTTATTGTAAAAACACATTTTGCATTTGAACCACGTGGGTCGATCACTTATTCGCGCAGGAGGCTCTATAGCTTCGCCCACGACACGCGCTTTCTCGACAAGGCTTGCGTACCAAATGGGGTTGAACTCCACCCATTCCTCATGAAACTCGCTTGTATCTTTATTTAATGCGATAACAACAGTGCGAGTAATGCCGCTCATACCCATGTATGATTGCACTTGGTCGTAATACTCAGCCCACGATAGGCGCAACCCTTTCTTCTGGAATACGCGGAAACTATCGTTTTTAGCCGTTTTAATCTCAATTAAAAAAGGTGACTGGTAAATCTCGCCTTTAAATCCAAGAACAACACAGTCTGGTGTTCCTGAAAACAATGGATAGTCTTTGCACTCATAACTGATGAAATTTCCAATCCTAAATCCCGCATCAGTCAATAAATATAAGATTAACGCTTCCAAACGCTTGCCAATTTCAAAAGTCATCTTCTGTTGTGGCTCGACGACCTTTGTTTCAGGCATGCGCAAGCCGTACCATATAGCCCGCAAGCATGGATTGCCTATGCTGCTTGCTCCTATGTAGTTGCGTGGTTTGTCGGATTGTGTCGCAAGTGTGTCTTGTATGTGCTTTGTTAGATTAATCATGATATCCATTGCCATAATTTATGCGGGCTATCCAATTTTATTCTTGCGCAGATTTTCCCGCTTTCACCTGTACTCAGGTATGCGCCATAGCCGGTTGCTATCCGGCGTCTATCACTAAATTGCGCCAGCCTCTTATTGTAATACTTAACAAAAAATATAGAGGTGCTTTTTAAAACGGAATTCCATCATCCAAAACAGGATCAACGCCCCTTGGGTTACGGCTAAACGCAGTCTCTACAGCGCTGCGTGTATGCACTACCTCTGTTTTTATGCCTGTTTCGCATACGAACCCTGCGGATGGGTGCAACTCGCGAACAAAATTACCCTCACCAATTGAGCCATCAGCGCGAGGCATAGACCACTCGCCAATCTTCAATCCCAAGACTTTTCCATGCAGATTAGCCAAATCTTCATTAGTTGGCTCACCATCGTGCGATGGATCATAGCCGCATAATGTCATCAGTAGTTTAAGCATATTAAGATTGCGATGTATGGCCTCTGGTTTGCCGTCAAAAACTTTGATCTTTTGAGTTACTTCACGATTCTTGAAGTCTCCATCAGCGAGCTTGTAAATGACATTTATAAACTTGGTGGCGTCAGAATATTGCGTTTCCGCTTTTTCCTCTACTGTACAAGACTTGATGACACCGATAGCCATAGTACCCTCTGGTATTGTGGTAAAATCCTGGATAAAGGCGTCTTTTTCACTTCCGGTTATAGGTTGACCTGTTGGGCTGTTCCAAAAACTCATTTTTGCTCCTTGGTATTGTAAAAGGGTATGTGTTCCACCAATGCGCCATATGACATTGGCAGTTCATCCGGCATATTGTAGCGGTTCTTGCTGACATGGCCATCATTAACGCCAACATGAATTACTCTGTCACCTGTGCTTTTAACTACAGTGCGACCGCTATCTGTTTCGCTCGTAAATGACTTTAATCGGCAAAAAGCAACAAGGTCTACGTCATCGACGTATACTTCGCGTGATTTGTTGTGATTCATGACAATGGTATAAATGTCGTAGTCTTCTGAATCTGGTGCGCGATGTTTCACAACATCAAGGTGTGATATGTATATGACAGTCACACCGCGCTCTTTGAATTGGTCGAGCATGGCTTTTAGTGACTTGTGAATCATCTGAGCTTTTGCAAACCCACCCCCATACCCTCCGCAAGCCGCATTTAAACTAGACGGCGGCTGACCGTTTTTATTTAATGGCTCGCTATCTAAAATATATTTAACAATTAGCGCGTCAAGCTTTGAAATGCTATCAATTATCAAAGTCTTAAATGGCAGTTCTTCAAGCGCCAGCAGCGATTTGACGCTAGACCACACCTGCTTAAAATCTGTAACGACAGGCAATCGCTTTGCGCCTGTTATCTCGTTTTCCTCAGTTAGCAAAAACAAAGGATCAGGAAATTGACTGGCTAGCGTTGACTTACCAACACCAGGACGGCCATAAATCGTTATTCGAGGGGCTGTAACAGCCCCAATAGTAATGCTATCTAATATACTCATGACACCACCCCAACACTAACAGACGCCTTACCAGGCTTAATGGTTATCAACTGAATCAATGCTTCACGAACATCGGCAGGCGATGTGGAGTAATATCTATCAAACAGCTTTTTATCTACTGTATAAGCCGTTGACTGCTTAACAGGATCGAATTCACTCGGCAAATAAACTTCACCAGCTTTATATAATTTCGTATCTAGCGAGTAGATGTAGGGGGTCTTTGCTTTCACCTTATATATACCAACGTCATACGTGCGCTCACCTTCTTTCTGATGACCAAGAGCGGCAATGATATCTTTCGTCAATTGTTCTTTTTCAACTGTGAGTTTTGCAATATCGAAATTCACTTGCTGCAAACGCTCGATGCTTGTTTCTAATAATTGTTGTTGTTCAGTCGTGTCTTGTTGATACATGATTAATCCTATTTAGTTAAGTAACTGCGCCGAATGTGACGTGCAATAATTGTATCCTAAACGTATTTACAACGCAACATCTTTTTGTAATAATGTTTACAAAATTAAGGGGGAGGTAATGACACTAGAAGACTTAAAAAATCATTTTGTTAATAGCAATCAATTTGAGTTGGCAACGGGAATTTCGCACGTTAATTGGCTTAATTGGTTTGGGCGATATGGCTATATTCCAATTGGATCACAGCAGCGTATAGAAAAAGCAACTGGTGGAACTTTAAAAGCCAGCTTGGAGCATTTAACGCCACAAATAGAGATTAAGGGGAAGTAATGAAAGGGTGTGAGTTGGTTAAGTTGTTGCGTGTCATGATTATGGATTCTCTAATTTCGCAATCGGGTAAGGTTTTATTGCCTGATCTTATTGGTCAACTTACCAGCGAGATCCTTGAGCGTGTCTTGGATGTTTTGGAGCGGAAAATTGACTGATGCTGAAAGGCAAGAGTTAGAAGAATTGCGCTTGTTTAAGATGCAGCACGAAGGCAAAGCGCTGAATCGTGCATTTGCAAGGCTTGAGCAGTTTCTTGATATGGCGGCACACGATCCAATCATGTCGGTGAGAAGCTTCCGAGTGATTGCGGAGTGTCTTATATGTTTGAAACAGGAGATTGGAAAGTGAACATTGAAGAAAAAATAAAAGCACAAATGCAGGTCGATAGCAGCCTGTACAGTTTTCCAGCGGGTCTTGTAAAAGCTGAAACACCGTTAAGAGACGCGGGAATGTTATACGATGACATTGATAAATTGAAACGAGACGTGCAGACGTTAGCGAAGGCCGTTGAACGTATCCAGTCATTTTTGAAAGAGGCGTTTACATGATTGACATTGATAAATTAACGCAGGATTTAAACTCTGACTCAAAAGAATTAATGAATAAATGTTTTGCCGCCATTTTAGAAAATGGAACGGCTTTACTTGAAGTAACTGAAAAAGGAATAAGATACATACCGGCTGAAGAAACAAAGGAGCATTTAGATGATTGACTACGAAAAAATTAAGTTTAGCGACATTACTACTCTAAAAAATGGACTGAAAGTTTATACCAAAGCAAAAGCATTAAGATTTGCAGCCGGATACATAAGCTGCTTTGATGAACATAAAAATAAGCACCCAGAGGAAGTGTATCAATGGCTTTTAAAGCAGGGTGGCGCAGATGATTAGTTTCACAAGAGATGAATTTAAAGAGCTTTGGTATGCGCTGGATTTATGCCATACAAGACCGTCAGGCGCACCAGTATCACCACTCATGGCTAAAATTGGATTGATGATTTCTTATTGCTGTACTCATGAAGCCGAAGAAAACGCGCCTTTCTCTATTTGCCAAAAACCGGATGGCGTTTTCACTCGATGCTATAAATGCAAACACTGTGGGGAGTTTTATAGATGAGCTGTTGTGATGCAAAGCGTGTGGCTTTCAGCCGTGCGATCTTTCTTGCTAGAGGAGTTTTATAGATGATATTCGCTATTAAAATAATGCTTTGTATAGGAATGACGTCAGTCACAGCCGTGGCGATAATGGGTTGTGCTGCTTTATGGTATGGAACGTTAACGGGGTCTTTGTAGATGAACCTATTATCATTACAAGAAAGAGATTATAAATTTAGTTGCCAAAATCTTGAAGGAATAGAGATTACTCATCTTAACAATCATCGACGTTGGGGGTTGTTTATGCATTGCCATACTATTAACGATACCGATTCATATTTGATGGATTATTGCGCTCTAAAGACGTTGCGAGACAACGCCGAAAGACTTCTGATATCACTGGATAAGGCTATAGGATTAATTGAAGATGAATAACTTCACGAAAGAGGAATTGCAAATCATTTTCTGTGATATGGAAACTTATATACATAAAGCGAGAATAGGTAAAGTTGTTGAGGATATTGTGAAACAGCTTGAGGAGAATGAAAAGCAGGTTTATAGCATATTTTTTGCTAGGGAGTTTAGATGATTATTTCGGAAAAACAAATACTGCAATTAATTCGCATCGCCGATGGATATTGCAGTGTAATGCATAGAATCGGACAGTATCAACTCGTAGAAGAAGTGCAAAACTTATTGGCTATAATTAATGATCAGCAATCAGATGATTTAGAGGAAATAAAATAATGCCATGCTACGACCCAACCCCAAGCCAAGAGCTAGAAATGTACCCTAATTGGCTGTGCCAAGCATTTAAAATGCTAACTACAGAACAGATATTATCAATCAAGGGGATTATGAAAGGGTACTACACAGAAACGGCCTATCAGTGGTGGTTAAGGCATTTGAAAGAGGATAAGGAATGACCCAAATAAGAATCAACCAACAAGACTTCAACGACTTAGCATGGTCATCCATGCGTTATGCTTTAGGACGAAAAACCTATATCACAGGTGTAATATCAAACCTTTTAATCAGAAATGTTGATAAAATATTCCCTGATGTTCGTTATCGAATAGGCGAAGAAATAGCCATCGCAATTAATCTTGGTCACGCAGGCATGGAAATGGACGTTAAAGAATGGAAGAAGGTTTTGAAGGCTTTTAGTGAGATACCGGCATGACATTGCAAGAATATATTGATTCTAAATTAGTATTTATAGCTAAAAAATTAATCCCAAGCATAAATAACCCCGACACCTTTGCTTGCGGATGGGATACAGGCTACAGGCAAGCCTTATTGGACTTGGAAGCGTTTTTAGGATTAGGAGAAAATAATGGTTTCTTTTAGGGACCGCACTTACTGCGCAAGCCCCAACTGCAAAAACGAATGCGGCCGTAAAATGAAGGATTTAGAGAAGCAAGAGGCCAAGCGGAGAGACTTGCCCGTGTCATACGCCTATTTCTGCGACAAACCCCATGTACCTTACTGTGGCGACTTTTATGAGCATAAATGAATGAAAGACTGGCTCGCAATAATCCTCATCGCCATTATCATGTATTTTGTGATTTATGGCGTGGATGCGTTTTTTACGGACATGATGTTCAGGCCGTAACTCATTGATCTAATTTAGATTTAATTATAAGATGTTGGCTGTCAGGTATTGGTCGTACCAGACAGCCAATGCGCGTTGGCGCGGTGGCTATATACCCTAGTTACGATAGGATACATATGCACAGGATTGTAACAAACTTATTCTTTTACGTGAAGCCCATTCTGGCGTTATGCTGGTTTGGGCTTTTTTTTAACTCGCGGTTCATGGAGATATTATGAGTGAAGAACAAATAAGGGTGCTTCGGCAATGGCTATCAACATTACCAAAGCAGGGCATTACGGTTGAAAATGCGTGTCATCGCATTTTGATTGCATTAGGCATACTTACAGGAGGTAACACACGATGATTATAACAAATAATGAACAAAAACCAAACTTTGGCGTTAATCAAGGCGTTTGGGAGTATCGAACTTTTGATGACGAGTTGCTTGGTTATACGGTTAGAAAGAAAAAAGGTGTAGGTAAACGATTTGTTCCATGGTCGTTTCAAGATGGCCAGTGGATTGCGAAATGGTATGAGTCAGATATTAAGCCAATTTATCGCTGTCATGAATTAAAAAACCATCCTGATAAACCTGTTTTAATCGTAGAAGGAGAGAAGACGGCAGATGCGGCAGCTATTTTGTTTCCTGATTATGTTGTTGTTAGTTGGATGGGTGGCAGTAGTTCTGCTAAAAAAATAGATACAACGCATTTAAAAGATCGTGTTATTTATGTTTGGCCAGATAATGATAAGCCTGGTTTTACAGCACAAGAAAAATTGAAATCTGCTTTGTCGCCTGTGGCAACCGCCATTTATTACATTAATCCAAAGCCGTTTGGCGTTGAGGAAGGATGGGATCTTGCTGATTACGATGACGAACATGGCGTTATTGATTGGGATATGATTTTAATGGCCATGGAGGACGCGAAAAACTCTACGCCAAAGTTTGATATACTTTCATATCCTTATTTATCCGAAGGAAACAACCCACGACCACTCGATGTAACCGCAAATCTTGAACACCTTCTCAATCATTATAATATAAGTTTTAAATGGAATATGATGAAAAGGGAATGGGATGTAAATGTTCCATCAAAAAATTTTTATAGCGAAGAAAAAGAAAACGAAGTTCTCACTTATATGACTAATCTTGCCGTGATTCATGGGTTTAATATCAGGCGTATTGGTCGTCATTTAGACTCTATTGCTCTTAAGAATATTTATCATCCGGTGAGAGATTGGGTTCTTAGCGAGCCTCTAAAAGATTATTCGCATTTCGATCAATTTATAAAAACATTAAAAACAACGGATGATGAGTTTTCGCAACTTTTACT